TACAGCATTTCGTTTTTCTGCTCTTTCTTTCTCTCCGCACCCTACTAATAAGAGTGCTGCTAATAATATTTTCTTCATTCTTGTTTTGTTTGAATTTATAGTAAAAGGGACTACTCGAACTTCCGTGTCGGTTCCTTCTTTCGCCCCTCTCAGCTATGAAAAATTAGTCTGCAATATTAAAAATATCTTGATCTTCTGTTGCCATATGTTTCTGAATAACTTGCTTGACAAATGTTCTTTCAGAGTCACTGCCACCCGTTGGGTCAAAAAATGGTAGTATTGCTACTTGTGTAGCTTCTGCCAAATCAAACCCATCTACCAACAACTCACAAAGTCTAACAGTCATACGAGTCGAAACCATAGTGCTTAGTTTGCCTTCTTCTGACCTCCATTCCTTTCTGGTTGTGTCAGCAATATCAGCTACTGATTCAATTAATGATTCGTCTAGACTCGGGAAACGCTTTTGCAACAACAATTGTTCTTGATGAATATTCAAGATGTCGACTTCGATAATTTCAAAACGATCCATCAATGCTCTGTCTAATACTCGGCTTGAAGTATACTCCGTTCCAATATTAGCAGTCGCAATAAAGCATACGCCTTCTGCTACCTTGATAATCGGACTGTCTATAGATTCATCGAGCCTCAAATATCGTTGCTCTTCGTCTAACACTGTCATTAATATGTTCCAAGCTTCTGGATGCGCTCTGGATAACTCGTCTAACAATATAATAGCATTAGGTGTTTCTAATGCTTTGACAAACGGGGACTTGTCAAATAAAGTCTCTCCTTTCTTGAAATGTGTATTACCAATCAAAGCCGCCCTAGGGTCTTGAGTCGATCCTAAGTTAAAATAAAAGAATGGCTTATCGGTTGCCTCAGGCAGACTCTTAGCGGCCTGTGTCTTACCACAACCTGCGGGACCTACCATCATTATGTTTTTGCCTCGTACCGTAGATCTAACTAAATATTTCCATTTAACATCTGACATCTCTAATGAGTCAGGCTTGATACTAGGAGAATTTTTAATAAATGCAATTACCGGGTCATTGTCTTTAACTTTGGCTTTTGGAGCTTCATTAACTGTGTCTTTAGGTAAGTCTGTCATTTCAATTCGTTTACCTCTGCCAGTTTCTTCATTAAATTCTAATGCCTGATTGTTGTTGTGAGCTAAGCGAATCATATCTGGCCTAAATAGATGTGTAATGTCTTTACTACTATCTACTTGGAATACTGTATATACAGTGTCTTCGCCGCTAGCTGATGATACAATTGTACCATAAATTTTGTTTTTCATAACTGATTATTTAATATTTATACTATTAATATAAGTAAAAATAATCAATTATCCAAAAAATTATTGAACTATTTTTCTGGTTGATCCATCTGCATATACTGCTAAAATTAACCCTGGTGTATCCATTGAAACATCTTGTCCTAATATGTTAACATATTTAACAATTATAGATCTTTGTTTGTTATTGA